TCCGATCTCTCATTCGTGATGTGGCTCGTACTATGTTCGCAGAGCGTGGCATGGAGATGATCCAGTACGACGACAGCAACCCCGACACATGGGAGACTGCTAACTATGTGGAGTTCAATGCTTCGCTTCGTGACCCAGTCGACTTGCTCGGTACGCCTAACAACACAGGCACAGCAACCCGATGGAAAGCGCCGGGAGAGTTCTATGCACTGCGTCGTGGCACAGGCTTTAAGTTTGCCAACTTCGAGGAGTTGTCAGATGCTACAACACCTATGCAGAATGGCGTTTGTTCTGTTGTATACGATCGTCGTGCAGGTAACACACTGCTGACAGATCAGTTGTTTATCTGTGCAACGGGCAATCGTACCGAGGACAAGTCAGGTGCTAACCGCATTGTTGGCAAGCTAGCTAATCGTACTCGTCGCTTCGACTTCCAAGAGAATGTTGACGACTGGACTGAGTGGGCATTGGAGAATGACATCGATCCAGTACTGATTCAGTTCTTGCGCTTTAGACCTGCGTTGTTGTCTGACTATGACGCCAATCGTTTCGCCAACCCTACGCCTCGTGCATGGGAGCGTGTCAACATGATCCCTTCGGCACTCGATAGCGGTCTGTTCTTCGACAACTGTGCCGGTGAGGTCGGTGAGGGTGCGGCGGCTGAGTACACAGGCTTTCGCCGTATCTACTTGGCATTGCCTAACATCGAGAGCATCTTGCTTGACCCTGCCAATGCAGATGTACCTGCTGACCCTGCGACTCTGTATGCGTTGACTGGTGCGTTAGCTCGTAAGTCTACCAAGGACAACTTCGATCGTGTATCCAAGTACTTGTCGCGTATGTCTCCCGAGTTCAATGTCATGGCTACCAAGGATGCTATCAAGCTGTGCCCTCAGATCAAGTCGACTCGTGCATTCGTCGAGTGGGCTAGCAAAAATGCTGAGGTGCTGATGTGACATACAGCTGGGATCACAACCCCGGCATGGGCACATACTTCCTGATGGGGCCTTGGGTGGCTCCTGACGGAAGACCTGACCATAGAGAGCGTAGGCAGTATGCGCACATCTTAGATACGGCGGGTGGTGTGTACTGGGCTTGTATCAACACTAACGAACGACCAACAAAGTTCTTCAATCTCGAGGAAGCCAAGGCGTTCGTGCTTGCATCGGTAGCACTGCGATGAAGCTTGTATGGATGGCAAACAGCGACCACACGCAGACACTGTTGAGGCAAGACACCCCTACCAAGATTCCACAAAAGATGGCGTGGGTTGCTAGGGTGTTTGCTTCTAATACGCCGCCACACATGTGGAGAGCACAAATCATATCTTCAACGGATTGGTGCGTGTTTTCCTCATTAGACGAAGCCAGAGACTGGGCTCAAGCAGTCGTTCTTCTCAACCAATGAAAGACCTATATGCAACCAACTAAACTGGCAGATAAGGTAATCCTTGTCAAGCTCACACAACGCAAAGTCGCATTGACCAAACGCGATGCGTACCTATCAGACAAGATACAACGACAGGAGGGTGATGCGTCATTGACCGTCCTGACTAAGTTGTTCAGGTCTAAGGGCAATGCCATTGCGCAGATCATGACCAAGTTCAACGAGGTGTATGCGTATCACAAGAAGCACACGCTACCCTATGTGGATGCAGGCCCTCGCATCTTGCCCAATGACTTGTACTTCGAGTACACACAGGAGACCAAGCACCTAATCACACAGGTGGAGAATCTCAAGCGTACTTACATGCCACAGTATGACCAGCTAGTGCTTGAGGATGTGATGTATCGCAACAGTGGACACGCGGCAGGTAGGGCTCATGTGGATGACTACCCGACAGCAGAGCAGTTCGACAGTGCCATGTCGATTGACATTCGCTTTCAACCTATGCCTGACTCGCGTCACTTCTTGTTCGACTTAAGTGAGGAGGACTTGCAATCTTTCCAAGCGTCAGAGCAAGAGGCATCGATCGCAATGAACGCAGATGTTATCGGCAGGATGCTCAAGCCTCTGTCAGCACTCACTCAACGCTTGCAAGAGTACCAAGGTCAGAAAGGTGAGCGCTTTCACAACAGTCTTGTCGAGAATGTAATCGAAGGCTGTGACTTAGCTCTTAAGTTGGCAATCAACCCAACGCACGAGTTAATCGACGAGATTAATACTCTCAAAGCAATGGCGACTGGCTGTCTTAACACAGTCGAAGTCATCAAGGGATCAGCGAACGCTAGGCACGACGCCAAAGCCAAGCTCGAAGCAGTAGCCGCTCGCATGGCGGATTTCAATTTCTAAGGAGTTAATATGAGACCAACACTTTACGACGCCGCTCGGATGTTAACGACAGCGGGTATATCAGCGGACATCAAGTTCGATCCAACGCAAGTTACTAACAGACTCAAGAAGTCTATTCAAAAGCAGATCATCAATGGTGTTATCACTGGCGGATGGTCATCGCATGCATCGCGTATCGCCAAGATACTGTGCAAGCAGTACAAGATTCACTACACAGCCAACACTTGGTATGGTATTAGCTTACCCGTTGTTGCAGTAGAAAACCGCGAGCGGTTTGTCGAGTTAATTCAGGCAGACCTTGCGGCTTATCTATTAGATGGCGACCACTACAACCCGCAGTGGGAAAAAACAAATGCCCAAAGCACCATTGACCAAATTAGATCAGGCATGGCGACAGATGTTAGAACGCACAGCAAAGAGTACAAAGACAAGTTGACAGCTCTTCTTATAGAGACTCGAACACCAGCACAGATTAAGCATGCACAGGAAGTAGCGGCATTGCTTGACTCAAGAGAGCCTATCACCATCAAACACTATTTCAACCAAGGAGAGTAATCATGGCAGTTACATCATTAGACAAAGCCAAGGTGTCCATCGTGACACAGCATCCGTTCTTCGCATCCATACTTATGAAGCGACAGCTAATCGAGGATGAGACTATCCCAACAGCGGCAGTAGATCAGCGCGGTCAAATCTACATCAACCCAGTGTGGTTCGACACATTGTCAGTCGATGAGATTGTGTTCGTGTTAGCCCACGAGATCGGTCATGTCATCGGTCAGCATGCATCCCGTCGAGGTGCGCGTGATGCCAAGAGGTGGAACATTGCAGGTGACGCTTGGATCAACGACATGCTCGAGGCATCAGGTATCGGTCAGCCTATCAAGGGTTGCGTTCATATGCCCGGCTCTAAGGATGAGACAGTCGATGAGATTTACAACAATCTCCCTGACATGCCGCCCGATGGCCCCGGCCCCGGCGGTACAGGCGACGACATCATCGAGCGTGGTACGCCACTTACATCAGAGGAAGCTACACGCATCGATGCCGAGACCCGTGTCGAGATTGCACAAGCAGCCCAAGCGGCTAAGGCTCAGGGTAAGATGCCAGCCGCATTGGCTAAGATCATTGCTGATCTCATTGACCCCGGTACACCATGGCACGAGATTCTCGAGCGCTACATGACTTCGTTCACTCGTGGCGACTACACATGGTCACGCCCTAACCGTCGCTTCGCTGATCTTGCGTACTTACCTAGCACTGGCAAGGTAGCTGAGATGGGTGAGATCGTCATCCAAGTCGATGTGTCAGGCTCTATCAGTCAGCGTGAGTTGGCTTATTACAACGGTCACTTGTCTCGCATCATCGAGCAGTGCAACCCCGCCCGTGTTCATGTCTTGTATGTTGACACTGCGGTATGCAAGCATCAGGTGTTTGAGCAGGGTGAGGAAGTAACACTGGAGTTCTACTCTGGCGGTGGTACTGACATGGAGGAAGGCTTTAACTTCATCGCCAAGGAAGGTATCGAGCCCGAGGTATTCGTCTGTCTGACAGATGGTTACACCGACTTCAATGTCGCCAATGCGCCAAGTTACCCAGTTTTATGGTGTATCTCTAGTGACATTCAAGCTCCTTACGGCGAGAATATCCACTTTTCACTGGAGTAATTATGGCTGACAACATCGACGACGCGATCGACCAACTGACCAAGCAGTATGACGAGGTACTCAAGGCATGCCACGACGCCTTGGCAGAGGGAGTTTCACAGGCACAACGCGACGCAATTCGCGAACGAATAGCCGAACATCTCGGCAAATAACCTAGGGGCGCAAGCCCCTTTCTTTTCAACCACAAAGGAAATCATCATGGCAACAGTAAACATTACAAAAGAGTTCAAAGAACGAGTCGAAGCCCGCATCCGCAGTATGCACCGCAAGGAGTTAGAAGCTGAGTTACCTAATCTCAATAAGCCTCAGCAGGTAGATGCGAGTTACTTGTATCACTATGGATGTTGGGGTAAGGATTACATGCACTTAGTGCATGAGATTCCCAAGGACTGGTTGGCAAAAGTAAACGACAGCAGTGTCGAGATACATGGCACAGGCGAGGACGGCAAGCCGTTATCGTGCGCTGTTCGGTTCACTGGTATGAACGCCTACCAACGCCCCAAGGACAGCTACTATCAGCACACTCGTTCAGTCGTGCAGTACGCTGATTTGTTGGCTATGCCTGAAGTTGTTGCGGGACGCTCCGAAGCTCTCCAAGCATGGGAGGAGAACAAGCAGGTTACTACTATCAAAGAGAAGTGGGCTAAGGTTGAGAAAGATATTCTCGAGTTCCTTAACAAGTGCAAGACGCTTAACGAGGCAGTCAAGCTGTTTCCCGGTGTGCGTCTGTATGTTCAGCACGACGATCTCGAGCGCTTAGATCGTAAGGTCGAGCGCCTCAGTGAGCGCAAGAAGATCGTTGCTGAGATGGCAACCGATGAACTAACCGCAGCAGCCATCGCTGCAAAACTTATGGGGGCAATATGAAATACATGTCAAGAGCAGAGCCGTCAATCCCTGTCGGCCATCCTGATTATCGATGGACACCACACGGAGATGTGCAAGCAGTGTGGCGTAAGTTTGGATGGGTACCACCATCTGAGCATATGTCACCGCCACCACCCGAGAAGCCAAACGAATTCACCACTCATCAAAGGAACTATCGTGCCTGACTTGCAATCAGAACTTAAAAAATTAGAGACCCTCGCTTTCGACGACGAAGGCAAAACCACAACCACGGAGGCTACCATGCCAAGAGTTAACGACCACAAAATCACTAACAATGTAACCCGCGAAACATTCAACTACATCAAGGACAACCCCGGCTTGCGTCGGGTTCAGATCGCTACCGCCATGGAGAATCGCGGCTTCAAGAAGAGTTCAACCCTTGCTCTAACATCGCAGTTTGTACGAAGCGGTATGGCTCGCATCGTGGACAGTGGCGTATTCATTGCACAGTCGGAGTACGCTCCGCCCAAGGGCAAGAAAATTAAGAAAGCCAAAGTCACCAAAGTGACAGCCAAGAAAGTAGAAACGCATATCATTGAGTCTGTTGCACAGCCTGAAGTTCAGCACGACACACTGGTGAAAGCCATGTTGTCTCGTATGTCTATTCTTCAAGCGCGTGAGATGTACGACGAACTTAAGAAGGTGTTTTCATCATGAGCCTACGCACACGGTTCTTTAAATGGCTGACGCATGGGCAGTTGCAAGTCAATGAGCCAGTGGAGGCTAAGACGCAAAGCCCTTATGCAATATCAGGGGCAGTACAGCCCGTGGCGTCATATCAGTTTGGTAATGCAACAGTAGCCGAAGAGCAAGCTAACGTCACGCTGAAGTTCATCAAGGCAATGAACGGCAGAGTTGTGGAGGTAAACTCGTTTGCCGTAAACAAGCACGGGCACTTTGATCGCACTGTAGAAACATATGTTGTTACCGAAGATCAAAAGATCAGTGAAGTCATTCTACAAATCCTTGCCATCAAGGCATTGGAAAAGTAATGCGTAAACGCAGTAAGTACCGCCCTCGTGCGGTACTAGCAAACCCCTTGGGCTACGTGCTTGAGAGTATTACTCCTGTGGCAAAGTATGAGCAGTATCTTGTAGACCTGAAGATCAAGACTCATATGGCAATGACAACTTTGACCAAAGGACTTGCGACACGCGGTGACATCGACACGTTGATTGCAGCGGTGAACATAGTAGAAGCCCTATACAGATTGGGCTTTGGTAAAGAGTATGCTGACGTTGTAAAGAACGGACTAGATGCGTTGCGTGATGTAGGTAGACGAGGTGTGGAGAGCGGCAAGTTTATTCTCAAAGCAGACGAGATGAATGCGCTTAACTTAGTTATGGAATTGCACGATGCACAGATGGACATCATCACGATCAAGGACATGGACAAAGCCATTGAACTTGTGAAAGAAGAGTTTCGTCTGCGCAAGGCGCGACCGATTGTGGAGACAAAATGAACAACCGCGACATCTACATTTGGATTGCAATCTGTCTAACCTCTTTTTGGGCTTGTGTTTACATAACCATATCAAGGTGGATGCTATGAAAACGGATGAAGACTATGAGTTCGAACGCATTGAACGTGAAAACAGAATCAGAAGTAGTGGCATGGAATGTTGCACCTACGACTGTATCCAAGGGCGCGACTGCCCGATCAGGAAACAGAAGTACAACATGGCCATTTCCGCCGTTCCCAAACCCGAAGGACAAGGGCAACCGACTCCCGAAATTCAACCCCGAAAACTATGAGGACGCACCAGTATGAACGATGTACTTTACTTTCTTGTTGCACCAATGACCGTTGCAGTACTTATCCTGTTGTACAAGATGTACGAGCGTGAATGGGTAGACCTAACGACAGAAGAAATTTTTAAACTGTGGGACAACAACGCAGAAAAGTTTGGCAGTGTAGAGCAGTTTGCTCGAGCTCTTGAACGTGCCATACAGGAGAAGAATTCATGAAGGTAACTATCTACACCAAGAGCAACTGCCCCAACTGTGTGGCAGCAAAAAAGTTACTACAGGCTCACAACATGAGCTACGAAGAAGTGGACATGGACAATGAAGCACGTCGTGCAAACTTCACTCAAGCGTACCCCGACGTACGAGGCATGCCTCAGATATTTTTTGGCGACCAACGCGTTGGCGGATTGCTTGGATTACAAGCAGCTATAAAGCAACTGGAGGAGCGCAATGCAACTGGTAGATACTGAAGTAGAACGCAGACGCTGCGCAGCTATTGTTCGACGTGCAATCGTACGCAACAAAGACAACATCATGCATGTACAAATACTCAAACGAGTACTAGAAAAAATAACCAACCCGAGAACTAAATGAGTTTCGTAAAAACAAGAATCGACATTGGAAGTAAGCAACCAATTCACCAATTAAAACTGTGCAACAAGTGTGAAGAAATGAAACCGCCCGAAGGCGGAATTCAAATGAGCCCAAGCAAGTGGTACTGTGCCCCTTGCTGGACAAAGCGTGTAGTTGTTAGAAATCTTAAGTAACCACAAAGGAGCTAGTATGGAAAAAGCAGACGATATGCAGGTAGGCGGCAGTCACTACAAAGAGATGCCAGTGCAACCATGGACAGTGATGCAAGCGGTACTCACGCCGGAAGAATGGCGAGGATACCTCAAAGGCAACATCATCAAGTACAGCATGCGAGCCGGACGTAAGGAAGGCAGTGACGACGCAGGTAAAGCGATGCATTACAAATACAAGCTCGACGAGGAGCAGCAGTAATGGGACTACTAAACGCTATTCTCGGACAGAACATGGCGAGCGGTATATTTTCAGCAGCTCAAGCAAACGGAGCAGGAATGCTGGCCAACACAGCACAGATACAAGGTTCATCAGTTCACTACCCCGAAAGACCTCGTATGAAAAACAAGACACTCTTCAGTGGGCGTGTTGAAGTTCAGCAAGTCACCAATGGCTACATCGTAAACATCGCAACTCGAGAGGGCTATGAGTTTGATACGTACATTGCCGCGACTGTCAAAGACGTTAACGACATCATCTCAACTGCTATCGTGGCATTTCGACTGGAAGACGTATGAAACCCATCTACTTGGACTTTGAGACGTACTGGGATGCAACCCACACGCTCTCACGAATGTCTCCTACGGAGTACATACAGCACCCTGACACAGAAATCATTTCGGTGTCAATCAAGGAAGGCGAAGAGCCGACCTACGTATTGTTCGGTGAGGACAACATACGCAAGCACATGCAGGCAATGGACTGGTCAGATGCTATGGCTATTGGTCACAACATGTCAGGCTTTGACGCAATGATTCTTGCATGGCGACTTGGCATCAACCCCAAGATGTACGGATGCACTGCGGCTATGGCAAGGTCACAGTATTCCAAGACGTCGGTGTTTCATGGAGGCAAGACCTTAACGGGTGTGTCACTCAAGAAGCTCGCCGCTGAGTTTGGAGTTGGTGCGAAGCTAGACCTCGAGGCTACCAATACAAAGGGCAAGCACTTAGCTAACTTCAGCGAAGATGAGATCGCTTCCATGGAGGAGTACAACAAGGTAGACACTGATCTATGCGCTGCATTGTTCAAGAAGCTAGCCAAGGGATTCCCCAAGCAGGAGCTGGTGTTGATAGACATGACTACACGCATGCTTGTCGAGCCGCAGTTCGAGTTGGATAAGCCCAAGGTCAAGCTTGCTCTACAACAAGTCAAGATAGATAAGCGTGAGTCGTTGCTTCAGCTAGCCAAAGCGTTGGATATCGGTACGTTCGCAGCTAGCGCCCTTGAAGGCAATAGCATGGAGGAGACGGTGCGTACTGAGTTGGCATCAGCCGCTAAGTTCGGTGCGTTGCTTGAGAAGTTGGGCATCGAAGTACCCATGAAGCAGTCGCCAACCAACCCAGCCAAGATGACACCAGCACTGGCTAAGACAGACGAGGCGTTCATAGCCCTACAAACGCATAAAAACCCCCTTGTAGCCGCCGCAGCTATGGCGAGACTCGAAGTTAAGTCGACGCTGTTAGAAACGCGCCTAGAGGCTTTTATCAAGGCCGCTAATGTATGTGACGGCAAGATACCAGTGCCGCTCAAGTACGCAGGTGCAGACACTACAGGCAGGTGGTCTGGTGAGCAGTACAACATGCAGAACTTACCCCGCATCGGCCCATCGCCTAGACCATCAGATGCGTTGCGCATGTCACTCCGGGCCCCCGAGGGCTACAAGGTTATCGTGTCCGATCTCTCGGGTATTGAGTTACGTGTCAACATGTTCTTATGGAAGGTTCCCTATGCTACAGCACTATTTAAGGCCAGCCCTGATAAAGCAGACTTGTACAAGTACTTTGCTGCGAACAATCTCTACCGAATTGAGGAGAGTCAAGTCACCAAAGCCCAACGTCAAGTTGGCAAGGTCGCACATCTCGGGCTGGGGTTCGGCGCAGGCGGCGCTACGTTCCAAAAGGTTGCGAAACTAATGGGCGGTGTGGACATGGACTTGGAAGAAGCCACGAAGGTGGTGGAAGCCTACCGTTCAGCCCACGAAGAAATCAAAGACGGGTGGAAGACATTCCAGAACTTTTTACCAAACATCAAGCAAGGCATCGAGACTGCCATCGATCCATGGGGCATGTGCATTACAGAGAAGAACGCAGTGCGTCTGCCATCAGGTCGTCGCATCCACTACCCTGACCTCAAGCAAGAACGTGATGACAACGGCAAGAACGAATGGTGGTATGGCAACGGTCGCACACGCGCTCGTATCTATGCAGGAAAGGGCGTAGAGAATTTAGTTCAAGCGCTTGCACGTGACGTCATTGCTGAGCATGCGGTTAAGTTCTTTAAGGCTACCGGTATGCGGCCAGCACTCACTGTGCATGACGAGCTTGTGTACATCGTTCCAGAAGATTCCGCAGAGCAACACTTGGATACATTGCAGACCATAATGCGCCAAGGTGTGTCATGGTGGCCCGAGCTAGTGACATGGTCTGAAGGTGACATTGCTGACTGTTATGGTGAAGCAAAATAATGTTGACGAATCGTAGGAACCTGTTAAAGTGGGGTCTTACAACCACGAGCCTCCAAGTGACGAATGTCGCATTGGGGGCAAAAACCTATGGAGCAGGCATGGCTAACCCAGCATGGACTTACTCGCAGTTAGACACGTTTGAGACGTGTCCGAAGAAGTTCTATCACCTCAAAGTAATCCGCGATATTGTGGAGCCCCCAACGATTCACACCGAGTGGGGAACCAAGGTGCACACGGCATTCGAGAACTTCATCTTGCATGGAGAACTCTTGCCCGACGGCATGACGCAGTGGCAGCCGCTAGCTAACAAACTAGCCGCACTCAAAGGCGAGAAGTTTGCTGAACGTGAGTATGCTGTAAACAAGGACTTTACACCTTGTGACTGGAAGAACGCATGGACTCGCGGTATCGCTGACCTTGTTGTTATCTCCGGTAAGAACGCTGCTGTCATGGATTACAAGACTGGTAAGCGTAAGCCAACAGAACAGTTAGACCTGTATGCGGCGTACGTGTTTCACCATCACCCCGAAGTACAGAAAGTGACGACTGGGTTTGTGTGGCTCAAAGAAAAGAAGATCGACTGGCAAGTGCGTGAACGCGCAGACCTTGCTGGCATATGGCAGAACCTACTGCCACGAGTGCGCAAACTTGAATCGGCTTATGAGCGTGACTCATGGCCGGCTAAGACATCAGGACTGTGCAAAGCATGGTGTCCGGTTACGTCGTGTGACTTCAACGGGAGGAAAGCATGACGCCAGAAGGAAAAGTTAAAGAAGCTTGTAAGAAGTTTCTCAAGGAACGAGATGCATTTTTCTTTATGCCCGTGTCCAACGGCATGGGTCAAGTCGGCATCCCCGACATCATCATTTGCTACCGTGGAATCTTTGTCGCCATTGAGACAAAAGCTCCCGGAAAACGTGCGAATGTAACTGACAATCAGAAGAGAATCATGGAGAATATTCGAGACGCCGGAGGGTTTGCGTGGGTTGTCGACGACCCCTCAGACATGGGCGCTTTGTTTACCGCACTCGATGCATACAAAAAACTAAATTCTTAACCACGGAAATTTAATCATGGCCCACACAACAGATGAAAAAGATTTTGTACCACTAGCGGCGCTGTTTAGAGCTGCAAAGAAAATCGATCATGCTCCTAATGATCCAAGTTTATACGCCGCAGATGCTATCTTTGTAATGTCTCCAAAAACAGCAGTGGCTGTTGAACAACTTTGTGAAAAACAAGATGGAACACCAATCACAAGCATTGACGATTTGCACTTACCGTATAACTCTATCATCGTGGAAATGCCGCTAACACCGGAAGTTCAAGCGTACAGAAATAAGATCAGCAAAAGCTCTACTGCCATACCAGTGCGAAGAGTTGGCGCGCTAATGAGGCAGTCTACAGATGCAGACGCAAAGTACGTTACGTTTTGGCCCTTTTGGGAATTTGAAAATGGCGCTTTGGGGGCAGGAGCTATCTGTCTAATGCTGGCTGAAGGGGATAACCTTTCATACCCATTTAAACTTATGCCGGGAACTACAAGACTGCATCAAGCCGTCATCCCCTCGTCGCTTGTAATTCATGCGGCTACGAACCTGAATTTGTCAGAGCAGCAGCAACTAAAGTTTGTAGACTCTCTTGTGTCAAACCCCATATACGTGGATGAGTCTATCGAAGAGGTTAGCCCATTGTTGTTTGCGTGGGAGACTTTAATTAACTGCAAGTCAGGGATTACACGTACAAAAGTTACACCTAAGCCAACAAATCGTTTGCTGGGCCGCCGTAAGAAAATTATGGCAAATACGGAATACACTGTGATCTCTCTGACCGCAGTAGAAACCGTGTCAAATGGGCAAAGCGCTCAACGCGCCGATGTGGAAGCCCATCTAGTACGCGGCCACTTCAAGCGCCGCAATAGCGGTGTGTATTGGTGGAACCCCTTTATTAGGGGGACTGGAGAGTTAAAAGAACGTAAAGCATACATCTTAGAAGGAGCTTAGAAATGCCCAAGTCAACCCCTCAAAAACTTGCATACCAAAAAGCCTACAACGCACGGCCTGAAGAAGTAGCCAAGCGTGTGAAGAACAACGCTGCACGTCGCGAGGCTATCAAGGATGGCAAGGTGCGTGTCGGTGATGGCAAAGACGTTGCGCACAAGAAGTCACTAGAGAATGGTGGCGGTAATCACAAGAGCAATACAGCTGTGCAAGATCGAGCAACCAACCGTGGATGGAGGAAAGGCAGTGGCAGTTATAACCCAGATAAGTGATTACTCCGACATGCGGTACTGCTTCGCATGGAATCTAGTTCACACGCAAGGACTTACATATCAGAAAGCAGGAAAAGTTCTTGGAGTGTCAACAGCACGCGCACGGCAGCTGGCATTCAAGTATGAAAGAGAGTGTCACCGAACTCAACGCATGTTGGAATTGCAAGAAGAAGCATGGCTCAGAACATGGGGGAAACACATCAAAAGCGAAGCAATTCACTTAAACGAATCACTTAACAAATGCTAATTCACAAAGAAAAAAAGGCGGTTGTTCTCCGCTTAAAAAATCCAAGTCGGGTTACAACAGTAATACCGACAGCTATCGAAGTAGACCACAAAGGACAACGGCTTGTAGCCGTTCCACACCGCCCCGACGAAACTCGGGTGTTAAGAAACTTAGGCTTTGAGGTTCCTGACCCCATGCCTATGCACTATGCGTTTCCCAAAGTCAGCGGACGCCACGAGCCGTTTGAAGCTCAACGTGAGACTGCGTCGTTTCTGTCTATGCACAGTAGGGCGTTCTGCCTTAACGGTATGGGCACTGGCAAGACCAACAGCGCACTGTGGGCGTATGACTACATGCGTCGCACGAAGATCGTAAACAAGGTACTCGTTGTGTGCCCGCTGTCGACGATGGAACGCACATGGGCTGACTCTGTGTTCAACACCTTTCCGCATCTCGATGCGGTAGTATTACACGGAACACGCGACAAGCGTTTGAAGCTTCTCAAGGAAGACGTACACATCTACATCATCAACATCGACGGCCTTACTACGATCAAAGACGAACTTGCCAAGCGACCAGACATTGATCTGATCGTCGTGGACGAGCTAGCCCTTGCGCGGAACTCAAGCACCGAGCGATGGAAGACACTGAACACAATCTGCAACAAGCAAGGCAGCCGCCGTGTCTGGGGTATGACAGGTTCGCCAACACCCAATGCACCAACAGATGCGTGGGCGCAGTGCAAGCTCATCACACCCGACAACACCAGTGTGCCTAAATACTTTGGTGCGTTTCGTGATCGTGTAATGCGTCAGTTGACACAGTTCAAGTGGGCAGCCCGCCCCGACGCTAACGATGTGATCTACCAGATGATGCAGCCGGCTATTCGGTTCTCGCTTGACGATTGCACTGACTTGCCCGAGCAGATGTTCATCACTCGTGAGGCTGAGCTGACACTCGAGCAGAAGAAGGCTTACAAGGACATGTTGTCCAAGCTAGCCACTGAGTATGCAGGCGGCCAGATTCTGGCGGTCAACGAAGCGATCAAGGCAAACAAGCTAATTCAGATTGCCTGCGGTGTCGCATATGGGACAGGTGGGGAGGAGGTAGTGATCCCATCTAAGCCTAGAATAGATGTCTTGAAGGAAATCATTGAAGAATCTGAAGGCAAGGTGATTGTGTTCGTGCCATTGACTGGGGCCCTTGAGAGCGTAGCGACAGAGCTACGTAAGGACTGGTCAGTAGAAGTTGTACATGGCGGCACTACTAAGTCACAACGAGATCAGATTTTTTCAGACTTTCAACGAGGGTTTGACCCTAAGATTTTGGTGGCAAATGCAGCTACCATGTCACACGGGCTGACGCTAACAGCGGCAACTACCATCGTATGGTATGCACCGGTGCATAGCAATGAGATTTACGAACAGGCTTGCGCTAGGGTTAGACGCCCCGGCCAAACCAAAACCACTGTGATTGTGCATATCGCAGGCACAGACGTCGAAAGGCGTGTGTACAAGAGGCTACAAGACAAGCAGTCAATGCAAGGTCTGTTGCTTGACATGATGAAAGAACAACCTGAATAGGAGGCGCTATCGAATACCGTAACTTAACCCCAATCAACCACAAACAAAAGGATACAAAATGAAACTCTCAGACGCAGTGAGCCTGTACATAAAGATGCGGGACAAGAAAGCGCAGATGAAAGCGGAGTTCGATGCCAGTGTCGCACCACTGAACGAGAAGATGGAAAAGCTAGAAGCCAAACTTCTAGACGTCTTCAACAAGACCGGCATGGACTCCGTCAAGACAGAATTTGGAACGGCGTATACCACGACTCGTGTTACAGCAAGCGTGGCAGATCGAGATATTTTTATGACTCACGTCAGAGAAAATGACGACTGGGCGCTGCTTGAAGTTCGAGCATCCAAATCTGCGGTAGAACAGTACCGCGAAAACAACAACGACTTACCCCCGGGTATATCTATGCGTGAAGAACGTGTAGTAAATGTCCGTCGTTCGTCGTAAACTCTTTCCCCCAACCACAGAAAATATCATGAATATTATTCCATTTGACTCCGGCTCCGGCTTGCCATCATTCCTGAAAAAAGTTGACGTAGCCACTCTGAACGCTGACTTGACAGCTCACGCTGGCGGCGGATTCCCAGTGATCTCCATCAAAGGCAAAGTGTTTGCAGTCGTTCGCGACGGTGAGCGCGAGTTGCAGATGAACCCTAAAGACCCCGACAGTGCAGCAACTAGCCTGAACGTAGTGTTGTTAAAAGTCAACAAGGGTACATCTAAGGTGTTCTACCTCAAGGGCTACGACAAAGACACAAGCGAAGGTCAAAAGCCTGACTGCTACTCCAACGATGGCATCGAGCCAGCAGCCGATGCACAGAACAAACAAGCCAAGAAGTGCGCTACCTGTGCCCACAATCAGTGGGGCTCTCGTATCAGCGAGCGCGGTGCTACCAAGGGTAAGGCATGTTCCGATGCAGTTCGCATGGCTGTAGCCCCCGCTGGCCAGCTTAACGACGCTATGCTGTTGCGTATTCCCCCTGCATCTATCAAGGCACTGGGTGAGTACGGTCAGATGTTGGCTAAGCGCGGTGTCGGCTACAACATGGTTGTGACCAAAGTTGGCTTTGACTTGCAAGCCGAGTCCCCCAAGCTGACATTTGCTCCAGTTGGTTTGCTTGACGATGACGGCTTTGCTGAAGTTCAAGAGATTGTTCAGTCAGACATTGTTGCCAGTATTCTTGGCAGCAACCCCGCTCCCGTGGAATTTACCCCGGCTGTTGAAGTCGAGGAAGCTCCCGCCCCCAAAGCTGCACCTAAGGAAGAAGCGCCTGCGCCCAAGCCTGAAGTGAAAGCCAAACCCGCCGCTAAAGCCAAGCCTGCTCCCGCTCCAGTTGAGGACGATCTCGAACTCGATCTCGACGGTATCAGCTTTGACGACTAAGCAACTTAACGGGGCTTCGGCCCCAACCCTCCAACTCTCTAGGAAATAAAATGAACTACCAAATCAAACTTGAAATGAACCTCGACGCTTCTGCTTTGCAAGTGTTGCTCCGTACCCTTGATGCCGGCCCACATGGTCTGATGCGCGGCATGATCGACAACATCATTCAACAAGCACAAGCCCAAGAGCAAGAAGCCCGTGCTGCTGCCGAAGCTGCGCCTACTGACGTAGTAGATGGTATGCCTGTCACACCACTTCCCAACTAAACGACGATTGATTCAATCGGGAAGCCCGTGCGCGGGCTTTCTTTCGTTTAACTGGAGTAGTCATGAGTTGCAAAAATACAACAGCAGGAGATCACCATGGATGCCCTTGAGTTCCTCCGAACAATCCTGCCCGAATACGGCATCCACTACTTGACGCTCTTCACAAAAGAGGTCAACCCAAAGACAAACAAGTCTTACACCTACCACAAGTTTTACCTAAGCCTAGAAGAGATGGCAGAGGCCATCCCACACTGGGAGAACGACCCTAAGTTTGTGGCGACGTACCATGCCTGCGCGTCGTACTTAAAGCCATACATTGAGGTTGAGAAAGACGATGAGGTTCGCAAGAAGTACCGCGTCGAAGAGAACTGGGATCGTGCCAAATCTTTTTGGATTGACATTGATTGCGGTCAGAAGAAGCACGACGCCGGTCAGGGCTACCTGACACAAATGGATGGCGTCAAAGCCATTGCTGCATTTGCCAAGAAGGTGGGCTTGCCCCGCCCTATGATCGTGGACTCCGGTAACGGTATCCATGCCTACTGGCCCCTGACGAAAGATATCAGCCACACTAAGTGGGTCATGGTTGCTAAGTGGCTTAAGTCATGCCTAGCGCACGAGAAAGTCCTAGCAGATTCGTCACGCACTGCTGATTTTGCAAGCATCTTGCGCCCTGTTGGGTCAGCAAACCGTAAGGGTGAACCTAAAGAAATTAAGGTTCGTTCTACATGCGAGCCTGTTGAACCGGCAGAATTTGCCCAAGCACTACAGACTTTTGTGTCTGCCAACGACGTCAAGCTCATCAAGGAGTCTGTCAAAAGGACTTACAACGCCGATCTGAATTCCGATCTGACAGCGCACCTGACTACGTATCCTGACGTACCTGTGGATGCCAACGAGATGGCCGGTAAATGCCTTCAGGCAGCCGCTATGCGTGACTCTAAGGGTGACGTAGGGTACGAGCCTTGGCGTGGTGTCATCGGCTTGCTTAAGTACTGTGAGAACGGTGAGACGCTGGCCGAAGAATGGAGCGCTGATCGCGAAGCCACTGGGCACGATCAGATTGACTGGCAGAACAAGTACAACACATGGGAAGCCGGCCCAACGACCTGCGCGTTCTTTGAGCAGCACAACAGCCCGGGCTGTGTAGGCTGTGAGTTTAAAGGCAAGGTCAACACACCCTTGGTTCTAGGTAGGGTAATCCCTATAGTAGAAGAATCTACCGCCGAAGTTGTTACTGAAGAAGGCGTAGTTGAGGAAGCTGTCATACCCGCTCTGCCATATGGCTATGTGTGGGATGGTAAATTGCTTAGCCGCCTATTGCCAGACAAGGAGGGGGTGTTACAACCCTTGCCCTTTTGCGAGAACTTGTTCTACCCGACCAGCCGTATTCGTAGCGAAGATGGTACGTTCAGGTACGGCATAAGATTCCACTTGCCCGACAAACGCATTCGTGACTTTGACATCTTAGGTGAAGCCGTTGCTTCGTCGACAGACCTACTACGGGCGTTGGCTCGGTATGAGTTGACTAAGAGTAACCATAAAAACGCAGGAGACCACATGTCCGCATATCTGCTTGACCAGTTGCAATCACTAAAGCGCCGTATCGCTGAGACAAACACCCTTACAACATTCGGCTGGCGGGACGAACACAAAGCGTTCTTGCTTGGCGACAAGTTGTTTACTAAGGGTGTTGAGCCGGCTGAGGTATTGATTGGCGGTAACGCCAAGGCTAAATTTAATACGTTTGCACCTAACAAGGGATCGATCGAAGGCTACGCTGAAGCTCTGAACTTTCTGTACAACCGAGAAGGGGCAACGCATTGGCAATACACCATCTGCGCAGGCTGGGGTTCACTCCTAGCGCATCACTGCGAAGACCTCTACAAGGGTTTGATCTTGGCTTTGCAAGGCGGTGACACTGCTCGTGGTAAGACTACAGTCTGCCATGCTGCACTTGCTGCGTTTGGCAACCCTGAGAAGCTGACCTTGAGTTCGAAGGACGGCTTTACTACAAACGCTCTGTGGGCAACGCTTGGGGTGTTCAACAACATTCCGGTGCTTGCTGACGAGATGACAAGTGTCGACCCTGCGACCTTCAGTGATGTGGCTTATGGCGTGTCGAACGGCAAAGAAAAAATCCGCATGACTTCCAAGAGCGGCAGTGTTGTGTTTGCTAATTCAGCTGAATGGCGACTCAACTTGTATGTCACTGGCAACAAAGACTTCCATGGCACACTGGCTGCTCATCAAGCCAACTCACAGGCAGAAGCTGTCCGTCTAATCCAAGTCAACATCGATCGATACCCTCCGTTGATATTGGCTGACCGGTCTTTGTTCCCCGCAGGTAAGGACGGCGACACCGCATGGAACGCTGCATCTGCACTGGTGGCCGCCGAGCACATCAAACAAATGACGCAGAACAGTGGCCATGCCGGCGCTGCCATTATCAAGTACATCTTGGACAATGAAGCTTCCGTGGCTAAGGCAATGTCGGACATGATTACCCGCTTCACGCAGGTTCTTCCAAGCCCCAAGTACCGGTTCTATCGTGCTCATAGCGCATGTACGATCGTTGCTGCTCAGATTGCCAAGAAGTTAGGCATCATCGAGTTTGACGTCAAAGAGCTGTATGCATTTACAGTTAACTTGATTGTTGAACTGGCAGACTCAGTCATGGAAACGAATGCCATCTCGTCAGACGATGCGTTCTCTCGTATGGTCAGTCACCTAGGCCCACGAATTATTGTCACTAGCGAGTACCGCGATAAGCGCGATGGTAGGGGCCCAGAGAGCCCACGCACTCGGATCATGGGTGATGTGGCAGGACGGTATGTGATCGGCACCACAAGCCAAAAAGAGCATGCGGGTCATCTGATGTTGTCGCAGAAAGAAGTACGCGACTGGTGTATGAAGAACCGACTAGACTACCCCGCGATGATGACTGCCTTACAGAAGGAGGGCGCACTATTGAAGCAGGGTGAGAAGTTCACACTGACACGCGGTACTGACTACCCGATGGTGCAACAGCGCTGCATTATTGTGGACACACTGAAGCTTGACAAGGACTCAGTAGCCCCTGCATTAACCCTAGTCTCTAATCAGTTTGACGGAGATGCTGTAGGGGATGTATGATCGCCACGCTGGTTGCCATGACTAGCTCCTTTTCGTGGTTGAAAAGAGTAACCCCCGGCGTAAAAACCGGGGGTTTTTTTACTTGCGCTTCGCAGTCTTTGCAGACTTGATAAAGTCAGCTTTCGTGGGAGCGCCTTTGCTGCCTACCTTACGCATCTTTTCACCGGAGCCATTCTTAATGCGCTCCTGTTTTGCGTTGATGTTGGCATAGAGGCCGGGCTTGGTAGCCATGATTATTTACCTTTAGCCATACACTTGCCAGCGGCTTTGCACTTGGCAGGCATCTTACAGCCGGGGCATGGTTTGAATGAAGTGGACTTTTTGCCTTCGGCTTTTTCCATCTTCATGTACATCTTCTTAGAGCCAGCGGCTTTCATTTCCTTGGCTTCCTCTTTCTTCGACTCTTTACCTTTAAAGGGCATCATAATAACCTCCAGTTAAGTTAACAGTTCCAAGCGCGTAACGATTTATTGATGCGGGAGTTCGGGTCTTTAGCCGTCTTCTCGCTAGTCAATTTCTTTTTCATGCCTTCCATGCGGGCACAGAATGAATCTCGACGTGGGCCGCCCTCTGGTTGGGGAGCCTTCAAGCCCGGCTTACCGGGGTTTGCTTTGTTGTAAGAGGCGCGTCCCTTGGCATTCAAGCCGCCCTTTTCAGACTTGCCCTCTTTACGTTGCCATGCAGGTGTCTTAGCCATAACTTTCCTTTAAGAAACTGAGCTTACTTGCTCAACAAACCTACGATTTGATTTTGTGGTTTCTACACCACCAACCACGCCACGTTCACGCTTTCGTGCTTCCGCCGGTACTCGCAACAACTCAGACAGCGGTTGACGCTTATAGCCGTTCTTTGCTCTGGAATCCTGCAACTCTTGCCAACTGGTACGCGCATCAGCCATTGCCGCAGCATCGCTTTGGCGAGATGCTTTCAAATACGAGCTCTTAATTTCACCTGCACGCTGCGAGTAAAACTTATCAAACTCTGCAACAACTTTCTGCGTATATTGTCTGTCAGTAATGGTCGTTGTGGGAAGACCAACAGCTTGGAAAGCAGTGTCAATCAGGCTGATATCTTCAGGCTTGAGTACCAAGTCTCCATTGCGCATCGTAATGCCTTCAGCGCCGAAGCGATAACCCTTCATCAGATTGGCAATACCATTTGGCAACGCCAACTCTAAGCCCTTGTAGTATTCACCCTTGGACATCATGCCAAGCGCGTCGACAAACTTCAGTCCCAAACCGACTGACGGGCCCATCATCCCCACAATCATCTGAGCTGCATCTGCACGCGAAGTTAAGTTGAACTCCACAAACGGGCCGAATGGCGACGCCACGTTTTCCATTGCCAGACGCTTACCAATAGACTCCAAGCCAAGTGCGGCGGGCACACCACGAAGGAGTAAGTCAGCCACAGCGCCGTCACCGATCATGCGACGTAGTTTGTACTCATAGTCATCGGGTTCATCTTCATCACCAAACACGCTAGACAAGATGCTTGCAGCTTGAGACACAAACGGTACACCCAACGCACCGCCAAGCACAGCCATGTGTGCAGTAATGTACTTCAATGAGGCACGAGCGATAGCACGCTCTTCTGCACTGGCACCTTTGAATGAGGTGTGGATCAGCTTAGCCAACATGGACAACTGAATGATCTGGAAGCGTTTGAATTGCAACAAGACCTTAGCACCGCCGCTCTGCATGACGCGAGGTGTATTGAATCCATCGTAGTTACCATGGCTGTTAGACACTACTTCAGCAGCAAACTTAACGCCATCCGCGCCGGGAGCGCCTTTGTAAAGGTCAACATATCCGCGGTAAGCAGCAATGGCAGCCGTAGCACGGTTAATTGCTTCAATACGTGCGTTGACATTTTGCAGCTTGAACATCGCTTTGCCGAGGGGGCCTTTGTCATCTATACGCGCCGTAGCATCTGCATCAACACCAATATCGATCTTGCCCATGCGAACCAGTTCTTCGAGCATAAACCGGACATCGGCAGGAGCTTTGTCAAAGTCAATGCGGTCAGAAACACCTAGTCCCGATACAAGGTAGGACATGTCACCGTAGGCACGCTTGATCGCACTGGCGGAACGGGCATAACCGAGACGACCCGCCATGTATGGCAAAGACAACACGGAAGTCTGAAGCGCCTGCTGGAGGTAGTACGCAGGGCTAGTCGACAAGTGCCACAGTGTGGACATACGCAACATGTTTTGCGCCAAGACGCTAGGCTGAGAGTACTCCATGCTGTCCGCGTACCGTGTGTACAGTTCGTTGTACAGAGGCATCGCCTCTTTGCGGTTGTTGCGAGCCTGATTGCGCATGGTTTCTAGCGCGTCGTTTATAGCGTCGCCATGTTCCATGTTAGCTAAGAAGTGAGCATCAGCACGACCGCTAGTGGCCAAGTTGCGCATCATGTTCTTATCAGCACCGGAGACATTCTTACGCTCTAGTTCAGAACGACGAGCGCTGGCTTCAGCCACAGTCATCAGATACAGATCAGAAATCGCTTTGTCCAGCTTGGTATCGGTGGATTCTGATTGGCGGTTTGCCAAGTTGCGCAGACGAGCCACAGCCATATGAACATCAGAACCGCCAGCGTAAGAAGCACTAGCTTCCTTGATACCAGCGTCCTCGGGTTGAATGTCATACTGCCCCGTAGCTTGCAGGTCTGCAGCAATGCTGTCGGCCTCGCCTTGTGTTTCAGCAAACTGAACTACATAGTGCAGCGGATTGGAGACGTTGTCCTGCAGCCAGTTTTTAGCTTGCTGTGCGTCACCAGTGATCGAGTCAGCGCCAACGCGGGCTTCTGTACCCTTGGCAGCTTCTTCATACGCAATGAACTCTTTGGACTTGGCAACCACGACGTAATCGCCATAGCGACCGAGGTAGGCGTATGGCTCCGACACCTCTACATTGCGCAGTCTAGTCATGCGACGGAGCATCTGAGCTTTCTCTTTAGCAAGCCCCTGCAGTAAGTCTAAGTCATTACCCGCAGCTTTCTCACGAGCTTCAAACTCACGATTTACTGCAGCCTCGGCGGCTTTCTGTTTCAATCTTAAGGCTTCATAGCCATGATTAAAGACGTCCTTAATCACCTTCTGAGCAGCCGGCGGAAATGCCTTAAAGCGCTCTTCCAAGTCGGGGTCGGTTTCAAATAGCGTAGTGCCGACTTGTTGCTCGCCGGGGTAATAGCCCCACTTCTTTTGGACAGTAGAGTCTTGGATGTATTCGTTGACACTGCCCTTACCGACTCCCTTGAGGTTCTCTGGCAGTTTCTCAAACTCGCCCAAAATGTCTTCGATTCGACGCTCAAACTCTAAGCGGGTACCTTGACGCTCGTACTGGGCTTGCAGATATTTAGCCGCAGAAGGCATGTACTTTGTAGCCAAGCCAATCACATCTTCTGTAATTGCGGATGCATACAAACCGCGTTTAGCCAAAGTCGAAATGTTTGTCCACTGCTCACGAGCGGACTTCTGCAGTGGCTTAGGCAGTTTGTCGATAGTGCGTTGGACTACGCTTTGGTCAGCTGCGTTCTTGCCAAACTTCATCTTTGCAGCAGCGCTATCAAATAGCTTCTGAGCTTCCGCACGGAGTGCATCAGCCGCTGCGGCGTCTTTCTCTTTGCTGGCACGGGTCAAGAGGCGGATAGCTTTGTCAATATTGGTATTGCCAGCCTTGGGCTTTTCATCCAACACAGGATTGGCTTTATCTGGCAGCCCTTCAAAGCGTCTCTCTTTGCTCAGGTAAGCACCACCACGACCTGTTGAGGTCAGAGTGTTTTCCGGACTAACATCCATGGTCGCTGCAGGGAACGATTTTACGCGTTCCTCAAAGCTCATGCCCATACGCGATTGGACGTTCCTAGCTTCAGCTTCACCTGCCACCAAACGATAGAGTTCGTGGGCAACGTCTTTACCATCAGTAAGTTCGACGACTCGGGCTTTTAGTTCTTTGTTAGCCGCGTAGTGCTCGTCGGAGATAGTTTTAATTTTGTCGGAGTAAAACCGAATCTCCTTCATTTGTTCAGCGTAGTTTGCAACGCGCTTTAGGACGTTGACCTTTTTGTTTTCTTCCTTGAACTTTTTCTCAAGAACGCCCTTGGCTGTTTCCAATCGAGTGACTTCACTATCTAAAGCACGAACTTTAGAATACATTGGAGCAAGCTCAGCCGTATTGGCAAGTAAAGCATCAACCGCCCCCATTAAGTCGGCAGCCCTATTCTTTTCAACAAACTTGTCAAAGTTTGAAGAGTAGCGTTCACCACGGGCTTTGCGAGCTTGACTTTCTAGTTCAGACGCATCATAAGCATCAATTGCTTTTTGCAATTCATTACGCAGTTTTGTAAGAGCCGCCTTATTAGACAGGTCGCTACCCTGCGGACTTGAACCGTTTTCAAATTTCTCTTTTGATTGAATCCAGTGCTGGACTTCGTGCAGTACGGTCGACAGGGGGTCACGGGCGTACGGTGTAACAACCAATTTTTTAGTTTTGGGGTCAAACCAACCTTGCGTGCTTCCCCATACGTCCATCATTACTTTACGTTTTTCGAACGTAACGTCCTTCAACTCAGGATATTGAGCAAACAATTCAGGGTGGTCTAAAACGTCGCTTAGTTTGAATTCAGTGTAAAGATCAATGTCTTTAAAGTCTTGTTTAAACTTTGCTTGACTGTCATCAAACTCAAAGCGCCATTTATTATCAGTACCTTTGTACCAGCCGGTTTCTTTCCAAATTGTTTCTGGGTCAACACCATTGGCCGTGTCTAGTTGAGCTTGAACTAATTCAAGTCGACGTTCAAAAGTTTTTGCTCCAGTAGCTTCGACTCCGCCAAAGCCGAATTTCATAGTGTCTGCAGTAATTTTAGTTTTCTTACCGGACAGTTCCAGTTTAGCTGCGCCAAAGGCCAAGTTAACTACGTCTTGCGCAGTTAGTGTTTCTGGTTTAAATCCAAGTTTAGTCAGAGCAACTTTAAAGGCGCTCCACAAAGTACGGAACCACGTTTGCAAAGCACCGGATTGATTTTTAACAGCAGTAGGATCAATGCCGGCCATCATGGCTTCTTCGATGAAGTACGCCAGCACCTCTGATCGTTTTTGATCTTGTGCGGTCTCAGCCTTCATCACGCGATCGGCTGCCCTAACGGCTAAAATTGATTCAATTGTGGACTCATCGCCCTTTGCCCAATCAACAATTTGCTGAGTAAGTTTGTCGTAGGCTGCTTTTGGCAATAAGTTTTCTAAGCCTAAGTGGGCTCCAACCTCATGCATAAACTTGGCACGACCTTGGCCTTGTTTGATTCTGTTGGCGATCAAGAACGCTTGGCCTGTCGGAGTTGCTACTCCATATGCACCTTCTAACATTAAGGCCGCGCCAACAGTTTGGCGATTTTTGTCCGAGGACATCAACAGATCAGTTACGCTATCAACAATAACTAGCTTGCGGCCAAGGATGTCGGCGCGGATAAAGTTCTTGATTTCTGCTTTTAGCTTGGGAGCGGTGTAGGGTTTATCGACGCGACCGTCTCTGCCGAACTTCAAACCAGCTTTTGCCAACTTAGTCAACTCAGTGTTGACATCATCTTCAGTCCAGTTGTCTGGGCCAAAGCCAATGAAGTTTTGTTGCTGTGCTTTTGTCAGGTCAGCAAACTTAGGAGCTGTGGGGTAGCTAGATGCTACTTTGTCCCACGCTTGGGCTGCTTGCTCGCTGTTGGTGAGGACTTGGGTTTCACCTTGGCTGGCAGGCTTTTCGGCACGCCGTACTTGCTTGCCCACTCCTTGGCCAGCTTCGGTTTTTGGCTGAACAGGTACGCTTGCTGTGCTTTTGACTTGAACGGCATTTGTTTTCTCCAGTTTAGCCATCTTGACAGACAGCTCTTTTGTTTGGCCGCTCTTGAAATCAACGGTCACGATAGTGGCATCGCCGTCGCCGGAGAAGCCTTTAACCACACCAGTACCCAACTTAGGGTTTACCACAGTGTCGCCCACCTCAAGACCTTTACGGTCGGCAGCTAACTTGGCAGCACGTTCTGCACGGAATTTTGCCGCTTCTGCTTCTTTAGCGGCCTCCTTAAACATGTCGACTTCTTCAGCAGCTTTTTGTGCGGCTTCGGTACTTGGCGGCTGCTTAGTCGGCTTCGGTACTTTTTTCGCTGCAGTCAATTTAGTCGTCAGCGCTGTGTATCGTTCCGTCAGTTCGTTAATGCGCTTTGCAGCGGCAGCTTCTGCTTCCGGCAAGCCGAACTGTTTAAGCTCGTCCGCTGCAACTTTTAATTCAGCAATCTTGTCAGCTAGGCTAACCAACTGAACAGCCATTTGGCTGCCGGCAGTACTGGCTTTTTGCCACTCGCGAGAATCATCTGCCAGCTCTTCAACATCCGATTCAGCTGTATCTGAAATGACTTGGTTCTCAGATTCGACAATACCGCCCTCACCAACAGCCTCGTTTGCCTGCGTTAGATCAACAGCAGCTTCTTTTGTAGACTGGATACCAAGTTCAGTAAACACTTGATTGCGATCAAACCCCATGGCTACAGCAACGTTAGCCAGTTTTTCAGGATTACCGATCTGTCTTACACGCGAAGCATCTACACCAAACGTAGCGCCGATCTCTTTTTGCATTTTGACGCGGTCGCCCCTAGGCACGGCTCGGCGGGCAGTGATATACGCCTGAATGATTTTGCGGTCACGGTCTTTGTTACTGCTGTCTGCGAGTTGAGATTCAATGACTTCGTTAAGTTCAACCTTGGTGAAATTTTTCTGATCTTGTCGCTTGCCTGCTGCATCTGCCAATGTAGCGTTGATACCACCGGTGTTGCCTGTGGCTCGAGCAATCTCGACGTAGTCGTCTACAGCGGCATCCTGATCCGGCAGA